AGATTGCATATAGCGCGTTCTCGGTGTGGACTTACGATAACACCGTAGTCGTCCGTCCAGGGCTGTTCTGTGGCGTTATAGACCAGCATTGTGGGATCTGTTTTGATCATAAAGAACCTCCTTTGGGTTGAATAATTCTTTGCGTGGTTTAGCTTGCTGCTCATGCAGCCATTCAAGCATTGCGAAAACATTTCGCTTGCTTACGTGCTGTATTGCCACGGTGTAAACGCCCCATCCTTAGAACTTCTCATTCGGGTCGTACGACTCGGGTTTCTTGAGCCTCGTTATGTAGATCATGTCGATCACCTTGAGTTGTATCTCCGAGCTGTTCTTCCATCTGTGCAGATGCGGATAGCCGTAGAACTCGACCTCTGCCCCCTTCCACAGATTCTTGTGCGCGTTCTCCGCGATCCTGTCCCAACATGCGGCCACGAACCACTCGGCGCGCTTGCCGTTCATCAGGTCGTTGACTACGACCGTAACCCGAGTTAGCTTCTTGCCGTCCTCGAACTCCTTGTAGTCGATGTCGGTGATCCGGCCCTTTATGCGTATCCTTGCGTATCCTTGGGGTGGCATTTCTTTCGTAGGCATTAATCTTTAATCTCCTTTCTCGCTTTATGATTTCCCTGATGTCTTCGGCATGGATTTACTCATCACGCAAACCCCATCCCCGTCTTCACCAGCATCCACTGATTGTCTCCTTGCCGTTGGTACTCGGCTTCCCTCAATGGCAGCTCGAAGTGTACTCGCCAGTCATGGTCGGGGTCTTTTCGGGCCATGTTCTCAAACTTCTGAAGAGTAGGAGCCTTGTCGAAATCAGCGTCTGGCCGCTCCTCGTAGACAATCACCCCATCTTTTTTCACATCCGCATAGCCGAAACCTGCAAATATACGGGATTTAAGGGACAGCCTGGAAGGTGTATATCCGCAAATTCCGCAGCCAATAACTGCACTTTTTAAAACAGGTAATTTTTCCCAAGCCATATCTATCTCCTCCCATCACTCAAAATCACCAGCACCCCTCCATCCCTGACAGCAATAACAGCCCCATCCGGGATGTAGTGCTCAATAGGCGACACCCCGGCGGTCGTCACGGTACATGCCCGGTGCCAGTATCGGTCGCTCGGCTGGCGCTTGAACCAGACCTCGGCGGCCTCCAGCGGCAGGACGTAGAGCAAAATGATGAACAGGATCATGACGATAATACAGTCCAACAGATCGCGGTGCTCCGGTAGGTGCGGTGGTTGTATGTAGCGGGTCATGGGAATAGCCTCGCTTGCCGTGTCGCCTGCTTGATGCGTTCGTTGGCGATATGGATGTATTCGGGATTCAACTCAATGCCGATATAGTTCCTTCCGAGATCCGCGCATACAACACCTGTGGTTCCCGCGCCCATGAACGGATCGAGCACGTTCTTTCTGGTCTTGGGTGCGGCCTGGATCTCCTGCATCAGAAGCATAAGGCTGTCCTTCTGGATCTCATGGAGCTGGAGCGGGTGACGCTCAAAGAAGGGGATGATATGATTGTTGATGTACCCGGTATAGTTCTTGAGCGTTCCCTTGCCCACGGAGCCGTCAATAGCCCTGAGCCAGTCGCGCACGAAGGGAATCACATCGGTGTATTTATCCTTGTACTTGCGGATATCGAACGGGGCCTCCCCCCTCATGTACCGTTCATAATCAGCCTGGATCATGGACAGGAGCTTCCCGGCCTTGTGGTATCCTATGTCGCGGTTCGGGTCCGGGTGCATCTGAAACATGCGCTCCCCGGTCCCATAGTACGATGAAATCTTGTGCTGCTTCCCCCTCTGTCCGTGTGCGCCCTTCTCGTACCAGAAGATCTCCCAATATGGATGCTTCACATCATCCCGTAAATGGACAGACCCCTTCATACAGACCCCTCCCAAGTGTTCTGGAGATATTATATTCTGTCTGAGTGAAGGGGTCAACCCGGGCATCTTACTTCGGCAACTCCAGCCGGTCGTGGATGTGGTCGATCTCCGCGATGATTTCCTCGATCCTTAACCTGCTCATGCGGATCGCCTCGGCAACGAGCGCCAGCGAAGTCATATCCCTGCCCTCGGCCTCGGCGCACGGCTCCGTCCTCATGACCGGCCCTAACACCTCGCGCAGTCCGTCGATTCGCCTTTTCAGCGTGGTAATGGCATCGTCCAGAAGCTGCTGCTCGCCGAATATCTGACCAGACACCTTCTTCGCCCCTTCTCCTGCCGCGCCCCTGATAGGTCCTTCCTTGCGTAGATTCATAAAACCCTCCTCGTGTATTTTTATTCCGTCAGAACGGTTCTTCCCCGGGATCTGGCGGATTTCCGTAGGCCGTCTCGTACTGCTCCCTCGACAGTATGCCGCTCGCCGGTTCAGGGCGGCTCAGATCCGGCACCCATACATGTTTGAGCCTTCGGCATGCCCAATAGATATCCCGCTCCGTTCTCGTCATGAGCGGCAGGCTGTGCTCGGTCCAGCAGTGAGCGCACGGGTTCGAGCAGAGATAGCCCCTGTCCCCCCTCATGCGGTAGTGCTGTATCCAGCCCATGCTGCACTTGTCGCACCCATCCCTCACGGAGCGGTAGACATCGACACCCTTCTTGCCCGTAATGATCTCCCGGTGCGCGGCCTTGATCTCTCCCGGGGTGGGGAAGTGCCGGTTGTTGTCGATGAGGTACTGCACGGCCTCCTCCAGCGCCTTCGCGTTGAGGAACCTCAGTCGGTCGTGGTAGATCTTCGCCTGATCTTCTTCGAGAACTTTCCTGAAGAACTTCTCCAGCGGCATGAGGATCAAGCCCATGTCCGGTCCTGATATCATAAGCCCTCCCATCTCGTGTCTTTCTCGGGAGGCTTGCTGTACTCCTCGTCCTCCCATCTCCTGCCGGACAGCCAGCCCTGCGCCCACTTCGGGGTCTTGCCCTGCGCGATGACGTTCTTCCGCAGCTCGGCCTCTTTCTTCGCCGCGTCGATAATGGCCGCTACCGTGGCATCGGTGAGGGTCGGGATGTCGAGCCACGCATCAGCGGCCTCGGCCTTGCCCTTCTTGAGGTTGAACGCTTCCCAAAACCGATTGAAGGTTTCGAGTCTTTTCCCGGAGAGTTTTCGCTTCTTTTGGGTGAGAAAAAAAACACCATCGTCAACCGCATCGACAGATGCGGATATAGAAGTATTTATACTTTTATTTTCATTTACATCTACATCTACATCTACATCTACATATTCCCCTAACCGTTTATCCAACCATTCCAGCAACGGTTTGTATAACGGTTTACCATCAGCTTTGATTATCTCTGCAAGGTCTTTAAATAACTTGGTGAATGGAAGCTCCTTTAATTTTGAGATCGCGCCTTTCACCTGATTCGGGTTTTGCAGAGGGAATTTTATGAGCTGGTTTTTATCGAGGATGATCTTGTTATCAAAATCATATCCGACCAAACCCTCCCCCAACAGTTCCCCTAACCCTTTGGTAAACCGTTTCTCGCTTGACCAGTTGAGGTCCTCAAGGGCATAGCCCTGCGGAAGATAGAATAGGCCGGTCATGTTCCCGTGGGGGTTTATGATGATGTAGAGGTAAAGGGTCTTTGCATCGTCAGAGAGCCCCTTGAATCTTTTCTTATTCCAGATGGAAACCTCGACCCTCTGATACTGCGCGTCATCCTTTTTCTTTTTCGCCATCAGCCCCTCAGTGTTAGGAGATCGGGTGGCAGCCTCCGGGCAAAAAAGTCGGGTCGATAGCGAGGTGGGTTACTGGTGGAGTAACGACACTATAGGAGGTGCATCGACCCGACTTTTTTGCCCGCTGGCTGATCGTTTCCCCACCATGGTTTACATGATAGCACAATTAAATAATTAAAGCAACTGAAAACAAGTAGGCTTGACAAACGATTAAAAGACTGTCTTTTAAGGGGCATTATGGCGAAGAAGGATTCCGCGAAGAAGCAGGTCGTCAATGCGATGGTTGAAGAGACCGCGTGGGCCGCAGCGAAGGAAACCCTGAAGTATTTCATGGAAGACCTGAACGTCAAGTACGCCTTCGTCAAGCTGCTGCTCGATTCGGGCATGACGACCGAGCAGATCCGCCACTTCGTTTCCGTCTCGCCGCAGACCATCTCGGCGATCCGCAACCGCAGGATCGATGTCGTCAACGACGCCCTGGTCGAGACGCTCAGAAGCATGGAGATCAACAAGCTCTACGTCATCGGCGGCAAGATCCTCAGCAAGCTCGACGACGAGAACCTGCTCGGCAAGATGAAGGGCGGCGAGCTGGCATACGCCTACAAGGTGCTGCTCGATTCCCGGCGCCTGCTCGAAAACAAGAGCACGGCCAATATCGCGGTCCAGGTCCAGGCCCTCCAGCAGAAGTTCGAGGACGAGGCGCAGAACATCTCGAAGCTCCTGTCGAAGTCCCCCATGGTCAAAGGTAAGGAGATCGCGGCGGACAAGATCGTCGAGGCCGAGGCCGCGGAATTGGAGGCGCGAAATGCGGCCTATTAACTTCGATGTTCCCATCGACATCGATCAATTCGGGCTCACCTCCGAACAGTTGATCGGGACCCGCGAAAGAGAAGTTATACGGCGGTTTTGGGACAAGAAACGGCAGGCCGTGCTCGACCTCGGGATAGACTTCTTCCAGCCCTTTACCAAAGAGCACCAGAAGTTCCTCCTGAGCACCGAACATGAAAGCGCGCTGCTCGGCGGGAACTCCTCGTCGAAGTCGTGGACCGCCGCCGCGAAGTTCACCGCGATCATGATCGGCAGGCATCCGTCGATAAAGCACCGGACCCCGTGCGCCGGATGGGTCGCCTGCGAGGACTTCTCGCTGACCAAGGAGGGACCCCTGAAGGCCCTGCTCACGCTCGGGTCCCAGTACATCGCGGAGTTCAACCAGCACGACAAGATCATCAAGTACAAAAACGGCAGCGAGGCGCAGCTTAAAAGCTTCGAGTCGGGCTGGAAGAAGTTCCAGAGCGCTGCGGTAGATGTCGTGTGGCTCGACGAGGAGCCCCCCGAGGACATCTACAAGGAGTGCCAGCTCAGGACGCTCAGGACCTCGGGTTACATCTTCACCTCCATGACGCCGCTCGAAGGCATGACGTACATGTACGAGCAGATCTTCGGAGATGGGAAAGAAAAGAAGTACATCGACGCCTATATCATCTCGCTGTTCGACAACTTCACGCTCAAGGAAGAGGACATCGAGCGGACCATCCGAAACTACTCCTCGCAGGAAAAGGACGCCAGGATCTACGGCAAGTTCACGCAGATGGCGGGGCTGGTGTATCCAGAGTTCAGGAAGGGCAAGCATACGATCCCGAGGTTCAAGCTCTCCGGCGATTACGTCGTGTTCACCGGGATCGACCCGCACACGACGACGCCGACAGCCGTGGTGTTCCTGGCCGTGGGTAAGCTCGGCGACGAGTACGTCATCGGCGAGAGGTTCCTGGAGGGCTCTATCGAGGAGATGAGCGCGGAGATCAAGAAGGGATGGCTCGGGCTGAGAACCGGCTGGTCCGTGATGGACTCCTCGGCGCAGACCGAGATCAAGATTTTCGGCAAGGACATCTACTCGGGCTTCTGCCTCAACGGGATCAACGCCCTGCTCGCACCCAAGGGTCCGGGCTCCATCGGCAAGGGCATCTCGGACATCCGGGAGCGGCTCAAGCCGACGAATCTCACCGGCAAGCCCAAGCTCAGGATCTTCGACGACTGCACGATGACCATCAAGAGCATGCAGACGCTCACCCGCGAGAAGTACCGGGACGAGAGCAGGCAGGGGCAAAAGGACAAAGTGGCCGAGGGCAGGCACCATCACCATGCCGCGCTTCGGTATATCTATCAGGTCGGACCGTACTACTTCGAGCCCATGACGGCGCCGGATGAGCTGCCGCCGATGGACGATGCCGTGGGGTACTGAGATGGGACTTCCCTTGAAAAACAGCGAATATCTTGAGCGCGTAAAATCCTTCCAGTCATCCTCCGAGAAGTACATGGAGAGCCACCTGCACGGGCAGTGGAAGAAGAACCGCAATATGTTCAAGCTCATCCACGAGAATCAGGCCCTCATGACCGACCCGCGCTATCGGCACCGGAGCAAGCTCTACATCCCCAAGGCGCGCAACGCGGTCATGCGGAAGCTGGCGGCTTTTCTATCGACTTACTTCTCCAACCCCGACGTGGTGAGCGTAAAGCCCCGTAGGAAGCGCGATCCGGTCATGGCTCAGGCGGCTGCGTTGCTCCATTCCTGCATGAACTACCGGCTGAAGAACACGATGAACTTCTTCCTCAACACCCTGTTCGCGTGGCTCGACATCATGCAGTACGGCAGGGGCGCGGTCTGCATGGGATGGGACTACCAGGAGGAGACGACGAAGAGGAAGGAGACTCTGCCCCTGAAGGACGAGGACGGCATCCCCGAGGATATCATCGAGCAGACCGTCGAGACGGTCAAGGTGCTCAAGGACGAGCCGACGCTGCGGCATGTGCCGCTGTGGAACCTGTTCCTCGCGCCGACCGCAGACCCGATAGACCCGGTCAACTCATCGCCCTGCCTCGTGGAGAGGATACCCGTCTTTACCTACGATGCGGTCAAGAAGTTCAAGGGCAGCGAGTGGAACGCGCCCAAGGACGTTGACCTGGAGGAGAAGGGCAAGCTCGACGAGTTTCTGGAGGGCTATGCGTGGAAGCCGTCCTCCATCGAGGACGAGATCTACGGCGAGGACAAGGACGGGTTTACGAAGAACGCCCTGTGGCAGCAGATCGAGGTCTGGAAGTGCTTTGTCAATGTGGACGGGGAGGACGTGTATTTCCTCTCGCTTCGCGGCGAGCACATGCTCACCGAGCCGGAGCGCGTCGAGGACAAATGGCCGTGCAGGGGCAGGCCGTATATCCTGGGCGGAATCATACCCGACTCCGGGCTCGTGTACTGGCCCTCGTTCCTCGAAATCGTGGAAGGGCTCCAGCGGGAGATGAACGCGATTCGGAACCAGCGCAGGGACAACGTGACTCTGGCGCTCAACAAGAAGCTGCTGGTCAGGCGCAACACCGGGATCGACACAAACTCGCTGCTCTACTCGCGCCCCGGCGCCCCCATCCTGGGCGACGACATCGGGGAGATGGCCGTGCGCGAACTGAGGTACGAGGACGTGACCTCAAGCTCGTACAAGGAGCAGCAGATCAACGAGCAGGCGTTCGAGGAGGCAACCGGGATCACCCCGTACAACATGGGTACTCAGCGTCCCGGCATGAACCCGACCGCGACCGGCGTGTCCATCCTCACCGAGGAGGCGAACACGGTCAACGCCATGGAGCTCAGGATCATCAACGAGACGTTCATGGTCCCCATGCTTCGCATGCACGCTCAGTTCGAGCAGGCGTTCGAGAGCGAGGAGATCATGCGCTACGTTGCGGACGAGGAGGGGATCGACTTCGACTCCGTGTGGACGGACGAGGCGATAGAGGGGGAGTATCACATCGAGGTTGACGCCGGGATCGGCGCCACCTCGCGGGAGCTGAGGCTCAGGAACCTGGGCATGATGCTGGATCGCGCGATGGCGATCAACACGCAGTACGGCGCCCCGGTCATGAACCTCATCCAGTTCGCCAGGGACGCGATGCCCCTGGCGGGGTTCGAGAACCCGGACAAGTACGTCAACGAGAACGTGCTCAAGATGGTCATGAGCAAGTTCGGGCAGGTGGCGGGCATGAACCTCATGGACCCGACACAGGGACCGGCTCGACTCATCAGTCCGGCAAACAGCGGCGGAAGCCAAGTGGAGAGCATGCAGGGATATGGCGGAGACAAGCAGATCTACAGGTGACGTGAGCCTCGACGAATACATCGGCGAGCTGCTCAGCCGTGCGGACGTTGCGGACAGGCTCAAGGCATGCAGGGGCGACTGCCCCCTGCTCGGCATCATCCGCGACCTTTCGCACAATGCGATGATCGATCTCGTGCAGGTGGACCCCAGGGACACGATCAAGGTCATCCAGCGGCAGGAGGTAGCGAAGCTCTACAACACGATTGACAACGCGATAGACGGCAAGGTCCTGGAGGGCCACGCCGCAGAGGACGATATCACGACCATGGAGGAGGAAGGATATGGCAGCAAAGGATAAGGGACTTCAGGACCGTCAGGCGGACGAGCTGAACACCCCTGTCGAAGACGGGCTGGAAGCCGATTCCGACATCATTTCAAGCAGGGACCGCGACGTGTTCCTCAAACAGTACCAGGAGCACGAGCGAAGCGAGCTCAGAGACCAGGGGTTCGACGAAGACGAGATCCGGGCGATCCTCGGGGAAGACACCGAGGACGAAACCGAGAAGGCGGGCGAACCCGGAGGCGAGCAAGGCAAGGAGGAAAAAGAAGAAGTAGGCGAGGGCGAGGGCGAGGGCGGAGATGACGAAAAGTCAGGAGACGAAGCTGAAAAGGGCGAGGGCGGCGAGGACGAGAAGGAAGGCTCCGAAGGCGAGGATCAGAGCGGCGGAGGAAAACCTGCCGAAGACGCAGCCGAGAAGAAGGAGGCCGAGCACCGAGAGCTGAAGCCCGAGGAGATCCTGCAGGTCAAGATCCCGGTCAAGATAGACGGGAAGGACGGCGAGGTCACGATCGCGGAGCTTCAGAAGTCCTATCAGGTTCAGGGGCATCTCACCCGGCAGCTCCAGCAGGTCGCCGCCTACAAGCAGCAACTCGACAACGTGGGCGCACAGCTCCAGGCCAAGGCCAGGGAGCTTGACGAGCAGTTCAGGGCGTACGAGGAGCAGCTTTTCACGCCCGAGGAGGTCCAGCAGCGCAAGGCGAGGCGGGACCGGGAGCAGGCCGAGAGGGGCTTGCAGTATCAGAACCTCTTTATGCAGTGCCGCAACACGCTGTATCAGCGGCACCCCGACGCGGACAATCTGGACTACGATCCAGACTTCGTAGATTTCAGAGCGAAAAACATGCCGTTCTTGAACGAGCAGTTGCTCAACAACTATGGCCCTGGGGTATTTTTCCCTGCCATGGACATTGCGATGTCCTACTACAAGGATGTCAAGAAGTGCATGGAGGCGCTCCAGCAAGCCCAGGACGCAACCACCTCGTTCAAGAAGGAGCGTGAGGCAGAGTTGGCAAAAAGGGAGAAAGAGCAGAGGGCTGAAAAGAAGAAGGCCAAAGATGTCAAACCGTCTACCGTCGATGCAAAGAAGGGCGGCGACGAGGATGACGAAGCTGAAAATCCAGCAAGCAACAGGGATTACGTCAGATCGCTGGCGAAGAAGCGGCTCGCTGCACAAGGATTGTAAGACAATAAGAAAGGGGAAAATCCTATGCAGTGGTATTTTCAGGCAAACAAAGCGGGATATCTTCATCCGCAGAAGATGTCCAACAAGCTCAGGTACTACCTGACGCCGAAGCTGAGGTTCAGGCAGTTCTGCGACCTCAAGGAGGCGCTCGGCAAGAACGCTGGCGACTCGGTTGACTTCAACATCGTCACGAACGTCACGTCCGGGGCGAATGTCATGGGTATCCGGGAGAAGGACAATATGCCCGAGACCGGATTCCGGGTCAAGCAGGGTTCGGTGTGCGTGGTCGAGTTCGGCAACTCCATTCCGTTTACCGGCAAGTCCAAGGTTCTGAGCAAGTGGGACGTGGAGGTCATCATCCGCAAACTGCTCGCCAGGGACGCGGCCAACACCATCGACAGCAGGATCGAGCTGGAGTTCGACAACACCCTGATGCGGTATGTCGGAACCAGCGCGACTGCAGGGACGATGTTCAGAAACGGCTATGCAGGCATCGCAAACGCGACCGGCATGTACCCCTACCACGTCAAGGAGATCATCGACGATCTCCGCACGCGGGAGGTCCCGACCTACGACGACGAGGATTATGTGTGTCTCGCCACCACGTTCGCGCTTCGCAACCTGAAGGACGAGCTGGAGAAGGTGGGCATGTATACCGAGTCTGGCCGCAAGCCGATTCTGGCTGGCGAGGTCGGTCGGTATTATGGCTGCCGTTTCGTCGAGGTAAACCACGGCATGAGCGCCGAGAGCTTCGATGTCGGCAAGTCCTCGGAGGCGTACTTCTTCGGCTCCGATACGGTGATCGAGGCCATTGCGATTCCCGAGGAGGTGAGGGTCAAGGAGCCTTCGGACTACCAGAGGAAGCAGGGTCTCGCGTGGTACGGCATCTTCGGGTACAAGCTCCAGTGGGGCGACCGGAGGGTGGCGACCGACGACTGGCACGAGTCGAGGATCATCAAATGGGATTCGGCGGACGGGACGAACTCTTCGTCCGCATCGACGTATTCCCGGTCCTACAACTCGTGGGCATCCGCTTCCGAGTCTCTCGGCTGGTGCATCAGTCCCGCGTAACAAAACCATCGGGGGGAGGGGAGACCCTCTCCCCGTTTTAGAGGGACCGACATGGACTACAGCAATTTCATCACGAACATCGGGCAGTGGATCAACAGGCGGCACGGCGAGGCCGACGACATCATCGCGCAGCAGATCGTCGAGAGCCAGTACGAGCTTGAGAAGAAGTTTCCCCTGTGGTTTCTGATCGACGAGTACACGCAGGTCATCCCGGCAGGCGCCACGTCGACCAAGCTCCCGAACCACATCGTCCGGGTCCTGGACGCAGAGATCCTCGACTCGAACTCCTTCAGCTATCCGCTCATGTTCGGCACGCCCGCTATCATCCGCGACAGATACCCTTCGTTCCAGTCGACGAACCCGATCAAGGACAGGCCCCAGGTCGCATACGCCATGGGCCACGTCATCCGGTTCGCTCCGCAGGCCGACGCGCAGTACACCTTGAGATTTTGGGCGCACCACCATCTCGACCCGCTCGACCTGACGACGAACACGAGCAACGTCTGGACCACGACCTATCTTGCGACCCTGCGGATGAAGGTGCTCGTGGACCTCGAAGCGTTCCTGAAGGACGACGAGAGGATTCCGGTGTGGAAGACGCGGCTGAACGAGCTTCTCGACGACCTTGAATCGGAGACCCGCGACATGGAGAACGTCGGCATGCGCGAGGTCATGACCGACACGGAGGACGTGTATTGAACCCGTTTTCCATAAAGCCCTTCACCAAGGGGGTCCTCAAGGACATCCCCCCCCAGTCCATGCCCGTGGGCGGTCTGACCGACGCGCGCGGCATTCGGATCACGGACGCCTATGTGGAGCGCAGGAAGGGATACCGCAGGATCAACGACTGCGAGAGCAGTGACTACATCCTGGGGGTTACGCAGTTCCGGGACCTGAGCGGCCAGACATACATCTTTTTCGGAGACAGGAACTACCTCTACAAGCTCCCGTTCGGCATTACGAGGGAATGGGACGACGGCTACCCCTGGTGGGACGGGATCGGGTACGCCTGGGACCCGCTCAATGCGGGCATCTACCGGATCACGCCCAATGGCGAGATTCCGGTCTGCCCGTTTTCGAGCGTGAGTCTGTCCGAAAGCTCGTCCTCCATGTCGTCTTCAGTCGCCGGGACTCCCGAGTCCTTTACGGGCAGGGACCGCAGGATCGACCAGAACGACGCGACCAAGTGGTCGTTTGCCCAGTGGGGCAACAACCTGCTGGCGAGCAACTACGAGGAGCCTATCCAGATCATCCCGGGAGCAGGATTCGACCGGCACCGGACCCTTGTTTCGCACGGGCTCAGGGCCAGGATCGTGGACGTGTTTGCGAAGCACGTCATCGCGCTCAATACGGTCGATGAGCTGGACGGGGCGGTCCCGAACCGATGGTGGTGGAGCGGCCTGGGCAATGCCGAGGACTGGAGATACGACGATCCCGCGAGCGAGGGCGGCTTCCAGACGCTCCAGCCCAACTCTCAGCCCATTACCGGGGGCGCAGCGCTTCGTGACTCCTACGTCATCTTCCAGGAGCACATGACGCACCTCGTCAACTATGTTGGCGGGACGCTCGTGTTCGCAAAGCAGGTGGTCAATTCCCGTATCGGCGCTCTCTCTCAGGGGCTCGTGCAGAGCGCGGGAGATGTTGTGATCTTCTTCGGCCAGAACAACATCTATCGCTTCGACGGGTACAGCTTCGACGCGATCGGAGAGGGGAATAACCGCTGGATCTTCAAGGGTCTGAACATGGCGCAGGTCTCGCAGAGCTTCTCCTTCATCGACCGCAGCACGAAGGAGGCGTGGTTCGTCATTCCGCACTACGGCGACAGGCCGAACCTCGCCTGCATCTACGACATAACGAACAATCTGTGGACGTTCGAGGATATCGACGCCTCTGCTGGCTGCACACAGGACGGGCTCGACTATCCGACCATTGCCCGGACGCAGTTCGGCATAAGCTCGTCGTCATCGTCGAGCGCATCGTCCTCGTCGTCCTCGTCCATGTCCTCGCTCTCGTCCTCGTCGTCGAGCAGCTCCTCGGAAAGCTCGTCGAGCAGTTCGCAGAGCGCCTCTTCGAGCAGCTACGTCGAAGCGGACGCGGACGCGAAGTCGTATCTCATGGAAGTGGGAGTGACGGACAATGACGACGATTACCCGCGAAGCTCGTACTTCATAACCGGCGAGTACGACCTCGGGATGCCCAACCGGATCAAGGAGATCGCGGAGGTCTGGCCGGTCGTGGAGGAGTTGAGTAACGACATCCACATCTCGATAGGCTCGCGGGGCAGGATCTCGGACGACATTGTATGGGAGGAGCTTGAGCCGTACACGGACCAGGAGGTCATGGGTACGCGATCCTACGGCGTGTACCTTTCGTTCAGGGTAGAGGCGGACGGTCTGGACGACTTTTTCCGGCTCTCGGAGATCTGCGGATACGCGCGCGCGGGAGGGAGAAGGTAATATGGCGCAGGAGCGGTACATAGCCGTATATCCACCGGCATTGAAGCTGCCTGCTGGCGGCAACCCCGCGACGCACGCCCTTGAGCAGGGCATGGCCGCATGGTCGCAGCAGCTTCAGCAGTGGCTCTCCCAGGAGGTGCCGAAAATCCTGGGGCAGGCAACCGAGGTCACGGAGTATGTCACCACCGATGAATTAAGCCAGCTTCATGAGTCCGGGGTCGTGAAGGCGGACCTTGTGAAGCTGCACGACATCACCGTCGAAGCGGCACGGATAAACACCATCGGGAAAATCAAAGCCAGAGCCTACCGGAATGCGGCGCAGAGTATTGCGGGAACGACAAACGAGAAGATTCTCATCGACACCATCGACTTCGACACGGAGAACGTTGTCGATGTTACGACAAACAATCGCATCATACCGAATCTGGCGGGATACTATCAGGTTTCAGGCAATGCAAGGCTCGGCGATATACCTGATAGCGAGACATTTTACTGTAGCATATTTAAAAACGGGGAGCGGGTTTCGGGGGGAGCATATTTCCGTAGCGGGTCAATGGGGCAGGGCGTATCAACTGTTTCCGATCTCGTTTATATGAACGGCACCACGGATTACCTGGAACTCTATATTTATAACAGCTATTCATCGGCCTTGCCGCTTGTAGTGGGTCAATCGTTCCAGAACTACATCTCCATTGTGGGGCCGTTCTGAGGGAGCATGAATGACAGCGGAAAAGCGGGAAGACAAGCACCGGCATCATCCATAAGCAAGGAGGAACAACTATGGCATGGCACGAAGGGAAACCGGAATACAGGTCGAGTCCGAACTCGAAGGAGGTCAGGGAGAATTTCGCGTACCTGAAGGCGCTTGCGGACTTGCTTTCCGAATCCGGTGTTGTGAAGGCGGACCTTGTGAAGCTGCACGACATCACCGTCGAAGCGGCAGTTATCAACGCCGACAAACCTGCGAATAAAGGCACAGACATCACCGTAACAGTAGGCACCGGCGGTGATTATTCCACCATAAACGATGCCCTCGCCGACCTGAGCCGGTTCCATCCCGTCTACAAGCCCGGCGGCTTCAGCGCCGAGATCAGCCTGCTCACCGGGTACGTCATGGCGGAACAGGTGCTCATCTCGGGCATCGACCTCTCCTGGATCACGATCACCAGCGTGGACGCCGAGGTGACGATAACCAGGAGCGCACTAACCGTAAATTTTGGCGGCACCTACCCGGCATTCGGCGTAATCAGGGGGCGCCTGCCGGTAATCGGTGCTCTTTTCAGAATGGACACAAGCGGAATAGCGACCGGCAAAAATTTCATTACCGCAGGGGACGGGTCATTTGTGAAGGTGAGTGCATCGTGTGGCTGTCGGTATGCCGGAGCAAACGGTATTGCTCTATATGACGCAAGTAGCGCCATGCTCGCTAGTGCTAATTTTTCACATGCGACTGGTATTGGGATTTATGCGAATGGCGCCTGCGTAGTTCGGGCAAACAGCGCGAATGTCAGCTATGCCGGAAGCTATGGAGTATCGTCAACTTACGCATCATCAGTTAATGCCGCAAGCGCAAATGGCGGAAATACTTCATCGTATGGTTTTCATGTTGCATTAGGTGGGAATATTTCTGCTAGCGGTGTTACCGGAACACTGTCCCAGGCCGCGAACACCCTGACGGCGAGCGGGATCATTTACCAGTAAGGAGTAACCACATGCTGACAGTAATCAATCAGGACGGAACATTCAGCGGGGTTCAATATTACACCGACGAGCAGCGGTTCAGGGATCATCATGCAGCACTCGGGCAGGCATGTATATGGATAGGCAGGAAGATCGACGGCGAGAAGCCCGGTGTTCCTGCAAAGGAAGACCTTGACGCCAATACCGAATACGAAAAGGCGCTGGAGATGAAGCGCATCAATGAAGAGTCCGTGCAAATCATGCGCCCCATGGTGCTTGGTAAGGCAACCGCGAAGGAATCCGCAGACCTCACGGCCTTAGACGATGCGGCGAAGGCTCTTACCTCCACGGCGGCGAGGGCTGAATAGGGGTTTATGGGCGCCATAATATACGGATCGGGCTCCCAGGCGAAGCAGGGGGATGCGAGGATGATGCCTCCTACAATGCATACGAACAACTTCATGAACAAGTATTATATCACAAAACTGAACGATTGTCCAGCCTGGAGATAGGGTATGCCAAAATATCAGTTGAAACGCATTCTTCCGAGCGGAATCGGGCATGTATGGCCTTTGGTTCAGGAGGGCTTGGACACGCTGGCGAAGAAAGCCGGTCCCGCAGAGGAGACGGACGCGCAGATCCGGGATCTTCTGATGACGAATCCACGGTTCGCCCTGTACTTCGTGCTGGAGGACAGGAAGTATATCGGGTTCGTCATTCTGAGGATCGACGAAAACGCGCAGGGCAGACAGCTCTGCATTTACAAGGGTTTCAAGATCCCGGAGGCGGAAAAATTGGACAACGATCTTTTTTTGAGCTTGAAAACAATTAGCCAAGAGTGCGATTGTAAAAGCATGGCATTCTACAGCCCGAGAAGGGGATGGGCGCGGGAGGCGAAACGCCACGGGTTCAGGGAAGGTTACACGCAGTACATCATGGAGGTGAAGCAAGATGGCACTCGACACTGAAGCGATCAGGGCGGTACTCGCCCAGTACGGTCAGCCCACGGGTCCGAGCATGGCGGCTCCGGTAGGGGTCGATCCTCAGCAGGCCGCTGACATGGCGGCGCAGTCTTACGGAGTCATGAACAACGTCATGAACCGCATCTCGAACCCATCGATGATCGGGCGCAGTCCCATGTTCACGGCCCCGTCGTCTTCGGTTCTCACTCCTCGCTCGTCAAGGTCGATCCCCATGCCGACCCCGGCGCAGCCATACCAGGGAACGCTTCCCGCAGGGTTCGATCAGGGCAAGGCCATAGAGAAGATGGGCCTGCTCGGGAACGCGAGGCAGCAGCAGCCGCAGTACACGATTGACGATATCGTCAAACTGCTCGGCCAGTTGTACGCGCAGAATGCCGGATCGTCCGGGGATCGCGGCGGCCCCGCGATCAACCTCATGGGGGCCAATCCGACAGGAGGCTTCAGCGGCAACCCTTACGGAGGCGGCGGGTACGGCGGGCTCGGAATCGGGAATCCGGGGTCCTACGGAGGCATCAACGATCCGGCGCTCACCTCTGTCGGTCTTTACAGCGGGGTCGGGTCGGACTGGGGCGTCTCCACGAACGAGTGGGGGCATTCCGATCCAGAGCGCAGCAGCGGGGGTCCCGGGCGCGGAGTAGGAGGGCGATAAAATGAGCAGCGGCGGCGGCGGAGACACGACAACGGTACAGAAGGCCGATCCCTGGGAGGGGCAGCAGCCCTATCTCAAGGACATCTACGCGCAGACCGGAGGGCTTTACGGTTCGGGGATGGGATACACCCCGTATTCCGGCCCTCGCGTCGCGGGACTGAGCGACATCCAGCGGCAGGGCATGGAGACCGCCTACCAGAACATTCTCAGCGGCAACACCCCGGCTCAGGCTGCGGGCGGCATGCTCAACAAGACGCTCCAGGGAGATTATCTCGGCGGGGCGAACCCGTATCTCGATCAGGTCTTTGCGACCTCGGCGCAGAACGTGACGGACCAGTTCAATCGGAACATCCTTCCCTCGATCAAGACGGCGGGCGTTCAGTCCGGCATGTACGACTCAAGCAGGCAGGGCATCGCCGAGGGGCTTGCGGCTGGAGAGGCGCAGAAGAACCTCGCGCAGTTGTCGGCGAACATCTACGCCCCGGCGTACGAGTCGGAGCGCGGCAGGCAGATACAGGCCGCGACGCTCGCGCCCTCGCTCTCGAACTGGGACGCGCAGCAGCTCCTCGGTCTTGGCGGGATCGAGCAGGACATGATGCAGCGGGAACTCGACGCCATGCAGCAGTACTGGAACGAGTACCAGCAGGCTCCGTGGAGCAGGCTCGGCTCGTACACGACGAACGTCATGGGCATGGGAACTCCTGGCGGCACGACCAGCACGACGCAGGCGGGGGCCGGGGGCTTCAGTCCGACCGGCATGCTCGGGGGCGCCGCGCTCGGGGCCGGGATCGGCGGCATGCTCCCGGCGGCGATGATGGCGAGTCCGTGGGCATGGCCGCTGGCTATCGGCGGCGGCGCCCTGCTCGGGTCGGGAATCCTTTAAGGGGGTGGAATTATGCCTATGCTGAAGGAAAAGGCTCATCCGTGGCTTTCTGCCGCGCAGGGGTTCGCGCAGAGCCCGCAGGGGCAGTCGGCTCTCCTGGCTTTTGCGAACGCCGCGCTCCAGTCCTCTCTGAATCCTTCCGTCCCGCAGGGCCTCGGCCTTCTCAACGCGATCTCCACGGGCGCAATGGCGCACCAGCAGAGAGGCGAGGCTGAAGAGGAGAAGAAGTGGCGGGACGAGTCCAGAGAGCTACAGCGCAGGGCCGACGTGCGCGGCGAGAGGGCTGATGTCAGGGCGGAGGAGGCGCACAAGGCGTCCATCGCGCGCGGCGAGAGGGCTGATGTCAGGGCGGAGGAGGCGCACAAGGCGTCCATGGACGAGGATGTTATTCTGTATAAGAACGACGGGTCCTCGGTCAGGGTCAAGCGGTCGCAGGTGCCGGAATACCTCAAGGAAGGCTGGACGAACGTCAAGCCGCCGACATCCTCGTTGAGGAAAATGCCCGGGCCGACCGGCCTGGAGATGTCGGCCATTCTCGCGGGCCAGTATCCGAACAACCCGTGGGGGTACACGCCCGAGTCCGCGAAGGAGACGCTCGATATATACAAGAAGTATTACGGGTCAGAGACCCTCCTGAACAGGCTTCTCAGGGATCAGCCGACCGGACTGGAAGGCGCGTCAACGGAAGATCTCATCAGGTGGATGGACGAGGTGGAGTAAATGCCCGAGCGGACGCCAGAGCAGAAGGCCATGCTGAAGGAGCTCGCGAAGCAGGAACTTATGCGGCGCGGCCTTCTCGATCCCTACACCGGAAAACCCCCTGCAAGCCTGCGCGCCCCTACCTGGAAAGAGGCATACGGGGAATTTCGTGCTCCGACGAGAGAGGAGGCAAGCGGCGAGATCCGCGCAGTTACCATCCAGGACAAGATCAACGCGGCGCAGGTCGTTTCTCCTGCGGAGCGCGCGCAGATCGAAGCCGAGATCCGGGCCGAGCAGAAGGCCAGAATCAAGGAAGCCGTCCTCGCCGAACTCAAGCGCAGGGGCATCGAGTACAAGCCTTCCCAGGCGAAGCGGGAGCGGGAGCACGGCGTCATCCGCGCGGCAGGGATATGGGACAACCCCGCGCTTCGTCCCGTCAAGCGCGCATGGGACATCATGCAGGAGGAGCGGGAGCAGGGCCAGGGTGCGATGTCCAGGGCCGTCGAAGATCCGGGCGTCGTCAATACCGTACTGGGCGGGCTCGGGGGGCTGCAGTACGTTTTCTCTCCCGTGGCCGGAGTCGCCAAGGGTATCGTGGGAGAGCCTGTCACGGGCGCTCTCGAAGGTGCGGGAGCCAACCCGAAGCTGGCGGATTTCGTGGGCAGGACCGCAGAGGCCGCGACGTATTTTGTTGGCCCCGGAGGTCTCGTCAAGGCGGGGATCGAGAAAGGGGCAGGCCCGGGGTTCAAGGCCGCGAAGAATCTGACCAAGGCGTCTATCGAGGAACTGGAGAAGGTCAAGCCGACCTTTGCGATCAGGCAGGCCGAGGGCGTGCCGGTCAGCAGCATCCTTCCCGGCGTCCTTCCGAAAGTGGAGGAGGGGGTATCGAAGACTCTCAGAATGCAGAAGAAGCCCCTCGGTGCAGAGGTCTTCCGCACACAGCCCGCCTCGTCTCTTTTACTGCAGCCACAACTGAGGGAATCGGTCGTCAAGCAGGTGGTCGATGCTACGAAGCTCTCCATCGACGCGACCCAGTTGGACAAGTCGAAACGCCTGTTTCGCAACATCGCAGATTTTCTGAAAACCGGAGAACTCGTGGTCGATGACATCCCCAAGATCATCAAGGCCGAGGGCATATCGCCCGAGCAGTTCGCCGACATCTGGACCGAGACCATCTCGCGCGCGGGCCGGGAGCTGAATTATCTCTCGCGGCTCTCGAAGGATCTCGGGGTCGTGTTCAGGGACAACCAGCTCGCCGCGTCCGCGCTCGAAAAGCATTACAATAAGTACAAAGAGGGGCAGGAGTTGTGGGAGCGCGCGCTCGACGGGTTCGCCAGGATGGAGGATTTCCGGCGCGGCATGCTCGTCACTCAGTTGGCGACGGCCATGAGGAACATAAGTTCGCAGGCCGGAAGGCTCGTGCTCGCGCAGTTCGACGAGGCCCTCCAGTCCACGATCACGGGCGGCCTGAAGGCTGTCGGGCTTGCTGACGAGGCGACCAACGGGATCAACGTCTTCAACAGCCTGTACTCCAGGCTGTCTCCCCGGGGAAGGACGGAGCTGTCCCGGATTCTCGACTCGGACAAGGCCGCGATGCACAAGGCGCGGATGCTCACGCAGAGCGTGCACGAGGTCCCGAGCGGGACGGGCTCCCTGCCCGACACGGTTATCTCCAGGGCCGCGCACATGGGGCAGCGGTTGTCGTACGTTCTGAATACGGTCAACCGTGGGCAGGAGCATTTCTTCCGCAAGATCGCGTTCGAGGCCAAGCTCAAGCAGCGGATCAAGGACCTGGGGAAGGATTACCGCACTGTCGATCCTTCCGAGATCCCCGAGGGTGTGTACCGGGAAGCGGTCGATTACGCCCTGGAGATGACCTTCGCCGCGTCGCCCACATCCAGGACCGGGAGGGAGTTTCTGAACGCCTACCGCAAACTGGGGCTCACTACCATCAACCCGTTTCCCCGGTTCGCGTTCGCCAACGCATTACCGTTTGTCTTCAACCACTCTCCGCTCGGCTATCTCAGGGCCATGCATCCCAAGACGATCAAGGCCCTTCAGTCGGGGGACCCCGCTCAGTTCTCCAAGGCTGTCTCCCGCGCGACGCTCGGGACGCTCATGCTCAAGAGCGCATGGCATTTCCGGCAGTCCGAGTACGCCGGGGAGAAGTGGTATCAGATCAAGATCAGCGAGGACCACAGGACCGGCGAGGCGAAGTACATTGATATACGTCCCTTTGCTCCATTCAGCAGTTACTTCTTCCTGGCCGAGGCCATGCTGCGCCCGGAGCGCATGACGAACAAGGACTATATCGAGGCGGCAATCGGGCTCAACCGCACGGCAGGGACCGGACTGGTTTTCGTGGACCTGCTCAGGGCGAAGAAGCCCGAGACCACGGCAAAGCTCCTGGAGAATTTCGTGGGCGAATATGTCGGGTCGTTCACCGTGCCGCTGCGGACGCCGAAGGACATCATCTCCCACTGGGACAAGGAGGAGGCGACGTTCAGGGACGCGAAGAACGACCCTACCTGGGGGCCTCTCGGCAGGGCCATGACGAATGTGCCGGGGCTCGGCAGGCGGTTTCCCGAGTCGGCATCTCCTTTGTCCACGCGGGAGCGCGTCGCGGAGACGCCTTTGCTGCGGCAGTTCACCGGCCTTTCCGTCACGACCAGAAACGCGGTCGAGCGCGAGGTTGACCGGCTCGGGATCGGATGGGAGTCCATCTACCCGAGGACGCGGGTGGAGGATGCCGACCGGCAGATCACGCGGTACATGGCGCCCCTCATGGAGCGGTTCGGCTCGGCTCTCATGGGGCATCCGAGCTACAAGCACGCGAGCGAGCCGAGGCAGCGGATCATGTTCAAGGCCCTGCTCAAGAGCGTCCGCTCCACGGCGACCGAGTATTACAAGATGAAGAACCCCGACAAGGCAGGCCGGATCTGGTACGAGTCGCTCGGCGACGACGAGAAGAAGGTTCTCGGCGAGGTGTTCGGCTCAAACAGTCCTCTTATCAATGGCTTGACGGGGAGGAAAAACAATTAAGCAATAGCTCGGTTGACACAAAGAGCCATCTGTGCTAGAATGTAGTTAAACTGTGGGAGGTTGTCGTTGAAACCTATTGCCTATTTCTCGAAGGTGCTCGCCGACATCGAGCGTCTTCCGCTTCATTTCAAGAACGAGGACATCGAGGACATCTTCATGCTTATGGCCTGCCAGAGACCCGGAGGGCGGCATCACTTTCACGCCTATGTCCCGAAGGAGCTGGACAAGAAGCTGTTCCACGACGCGGCAAAGGCATATCTCGGTATTGCGGAGAAGAGGATCGCGAAGCCCGACTTCGCGAGCTGCGAGTTCGTCAGCCGCCTTGCCCTGGGGGACGCGCTCACCATGACCTGCGGCATCCGCGACTTCAAGGCCGCGTTCCCGGAGGTGAAGGTCAGGGTGGTATCGACCGCGCCGAGGATATGGGACAACATCCCGTATATCGATCAGGCCCTCGACAAGCCCGAGAAGGTCTTCAGCGTGGGAACCGGATGGCTCACTAACGCGAGCAACCGGCTGGACATGCACATGGCGAACGCCTACAGGATTTCAATTCAGAACGAGACCGGCCTTGTCTTCGAGCAGGGGCCGATTCGCCCGGACATCTGGCTCTCGGAGGAGGAATATAACGCAGAGCCGATCATTCCGGGTCCGTACTGGGTCATCATTTTGGGGGGAGAGTTAGGGTGGCCCCTCAAAATGTATCCGCTGGAAAAATGGCAGCAGGTGGTCGACTCCCTGCCTGACATCATTTTCGTGCAGCTCGGTGCGGAGGAGCATACCAACGCGCACGGACGGCTGTCGAACAACAAGGGCAATGTCATCGACTTCGTGGGTAAGACCCAGGACCCGCAGACCGGAATCCGTGATCTGTTTCGGATCTTCCTGCACGCGCAGGGCTCGGTCGGCCTCGTTTCCATGCACATGCACCTCTCGGCGGCGTTTCAGCTCCCGTGCGTCGTGGTGGCTGGCGCGAGAGAGCCTGCGTGGTTTACGCAGTACATGGGGCATCAGTACCTCCATACCAACGGGTGCCTGCCCTGCGCCACGGAGAGGGCATGCTGGCATTGCGGGCTGGAGGCGTGCAAGAACCTGCTGAAAGACGGCAAGACGCCCAAGTGCGCGGACATCATCGCGCCCGAGGACATTACCCGGGCGATCCTCAGGTATTACGAGGGCGGCAGGCTGGAGATGGGCAGGAAGGTGGCGAACACGCTGTTCAAGAACATTGCCCGGGGGAAGCCGACCGAGAAGGTTCAGGTCGCGTTCTCCGGCGTGAGCATATCGAAGGAGGGATGGGACGCGCTGGAAAGATTTTGCGCGGAGAGGAAGCCGGAGAGGGTTCTGGAGTACGGTCCCGGAGTCAGCACGATCCTGTTCAAGCGGCACGCCGCTGTCGTGCACTCCATCGAAAGCGAGCCGCAGACGTACAACGTCGGGCTCGACACCCTCGTCAGCAAGCCGGAGGGAAGGTATGACTTCGTATTTATCGACGGCCCCAGGGGAGCATGGAGCGGAGATAAGGACGATATTAAGAACTACAGTCGTTACGCATCCGTGCAGACAGCAAGAGATCACACCGATTGCATTGTTCTGCACAATGCTTTCCGGGACGCGGAACGCAGAGTATGTCGCGTACTCCTCCCTGGATGGATCGAGCACGACCTTCGAGTTGACCGAGGCATGGTGGCTTACACTCGTCCAGCTATCGATCCTCAGCGTGTCGAACATGAAGGCGATGGTGATCGACCTGCCGAGGAAGTTCGTCGATCAGAGGGCGTGGTAGGAAAATCGGGCAAGGGGCTGGTGAAGATTCTGACCTCGTGCCGGGGATACGGCGGGAGCGAAAAGAGCACGATCATGCTCATGCGGATGTTTCTGGAGCGGGGATACCGCGTGGATCTCATCCCGTGGGGAGGCGAGGAGAAGGTTTGCGCTCCGTACCGCGCCGCGATCCCGGAGGGGGTCAACATCTCGAAGGATCTGCGGAGCGAGTGCGACGCCCTGCTCTACTACACGACCGACACCGTGTACTTCCCGGAAATGAAGGACGCCGCCTTCGATGATCTCATGGGCGGAATCAGGGCCGAGCGGAAGGCGATGTGCGTCAATTACCGGATCGGCCACCTCAAGGAAAAAGAATGGGCGAAGGGATGGGATCTCTACCTGTTCCTGTGCTCTCAAAAGGATGCCGAGTGGCGTGATAAGGTGGGGGCGGAGCACACTGCGGTACTCCCTCCCCCCACCGACCTTACGGATTTCTTCGCGGTCAAGCGCCGTTATCACACATACCGTCACGTCAGGCTGATCCGGCACAACGCGCAGGGCGATGCGAAGTGGCGCAAGGACATCAACGAGTTCCTGCAGAAGGCATGGGAGATCGACCCGAAGACCGAGTGGCACTGCATGCCTGCGGCAAGCTGGATGATCGAGGACCCGAGGATCTTCAAGTTCAAGGTCAACGCGCTGCCGGTGCACGAGTTCCTGTCTCGCGGCAACTGCTTCATCTACAACCTGCCGGACGGCTATCAGGATCAGGGTCCGAGGGTCATCATGGAGGCCATGGCAACCGGCCTTCCGGTGATCGCGGATAACCGATGGGGGGCGAAGGATCGGGTGGCTGAGGAAAGCGGGTGGTTGTGCGATAATTTGCAGGATTACCTCCAGGCGCTCCAGGACATAGCCGAACTGCCCTCTCTTTTGTCCACAAAGGGCAAGACAGCTCGGAAAATAGCGAAAGACACGTTCGACCCGTACGCTTGGGTGGATAAGGTGCTCGGATGAAAAAACGTAAGTTGAAACGCAGATATTTCTGGAGATTTCGGGACGGCTCGATCCTTTACTTCCGCAAAGTGAGGGACGGCCAGGATTTCGAGAGCATCGGGGGCGTAACTATATGGTTTCCTTGAGCGATAAGCCCGTCCTCGACATCATCGCCGTGACGTACGGACACAATCACGAACTGAAGTGCTTCGTCGAGAGCATGCTCGCGCAGTCGGTGAAGGAATGGAGGCTTACGATCCTTCACGATGGGCCGAGCCCTGAGTTCATCAAGATTATGAACTCGTACTGGACCGAGGATCGGATTGAGTATAACTGTACGCCCGAAAGGCATAACAACTGGGGGCATACTCTCAGGAGAATAGGGATAAAGATTTCTCTCGGCGACTCCAAGTACACCCTGATAACGAACGCTGACGATTATTTCGCTCCGGTGTTTGTCAAGGAGATGTGCTGCGGAGACGAGGATCTCGTGTACTGCGACTGTTCCCACCATCACTGGGGGTATCAGGCGAGGCCGTCGATGCTCAGGCGGCGCGCGATCGATATAAGCTGCTGCGTGGTGAAGACGGAGATCGTCCGGGAAGTGGGCTGGAACAGCACGGTTTATCACGCGGACTGGCTGTTCCTGAAGGATGTCATGAAAGCGAGGCCGGACCTGACGACGCGGCATGTCGACAAGGTGCTGGTGGTAAAAAACTGAGGGAATATGACGCGAGACGATATTATTCGTGAGTTCAGCCGGATCTACTATGATGAGGAGCGCAAGTCACCGATCCTGAAGAGCACCAGATGGATGGGTGTTCCGATCATAAAGGCCCCGACCGATTTGTGGATGTACCAGGAGATCATGTGGGAGACGAGGCCGGACATTGTGATCGAGACCGGGACGTGGCAAGGGGGGTCTGCCCTGTGGTTCGCGCACATGGCCGAGATCATGGGCATGTTCGGGGTCATATCCATCGACATCCATCATATCGTGGGCTTGCCGCAGCACGAGAAGATAAAATACCTGACCGGCTCGTCGGTTTCTCAAGAAATCGTTTCCATGGTCGATGGGTATATCAGAGGCGCAGAGGGTCGTATGGGGAGAACGCCACGGGTGATGGTCGTGCTCGACTCGGATCATCGCGCGAGTCATGTCCTGCAAGAACTTGATATTTATTCCCGCTTAGTAACGCCCGGCTGCTATCTGGTGGTGGAGGATGGCAATATCAACGGGCATCCTGTTTTGGCAGGGTGGGGGGCGGGGCCGATGGAGGCGGTGCATTCTTGGGCGCCGAGGCATCCTGAGTTCAGGGTGGACCGAAGCCGAGAGAAGTTTTTGCTCACAATGAATCCAGAGGGTTTTCTCAAAAGGGAGGGGAGCGATGGGTAAGACAAACATCCCGGATGGGTACGAGTGCAGCTTGATCGCAATCGGGGGGCTTGTGCTGGACGCCAAGAGCGGGGCGGGAAATCTCACCGCGTTCGCGCCTCCGGACAAGGCCGAACTGTGGAGATTGGACTTCAAGGGCGGGGATGTCGGCATCACGGACGGCAACGTGCTGGTCGTGTACGGGAAAAAGGCAAAGACAAAGGGCCGGGACGAGAAGACGCTCATCTCTTTTCCGGGTGGAAGAGCGGGGGGCTGAGGCATGGCTGGAGATCCGCTACGCAAGGCAATAAGCCGGGAAGTTGAGGGGCTTGAGAACCATCCAGACGCGAAGGGGCATGGTAATGTCACGGACGTGATGATCGTGATCCGCTTCGAGGACAATCACTTTCATTGCCGAATCCCTCAGATTCCCGTCACTCAGCAGATGGTCAATCATCTGACCGATGTGATCCGCAGGGAGGTCAGGGATCAGCGGATTATCATCCCTGGCATGAAGTGGATCGAGTAGGTAATGTATAATGTATATCGACGTTCGTGTCCCATTCGAGCCCGGGAAGAGTCTCGGCTTCTCTTACAACCGGGCCATGGAAACCGTGCAGAACTGGGTCATGTTCCACGACGATGATGTGTTTATCCGCACGCAGCCGAAGTGGTACGATATCTGCATGGAGGCGATCAGGAAGGTGGGACACGACGCCGGTTTCATTACCTGCGTTACGAACCGGATCGGGTGTCCGGCGCAGAAGTGCGGCGATGCTCCAAAGTCCGACGACATTGCCGAGCATATCGCCTATGCTGAGAAGAGGTTTCAGAAGTACGGCTATTCGACGGTAGAGATCCCGAGGGTTCGGCCCTCCGGCATGCTTTTCATCACGCACAAGGCGGCGTGGCAAAAGGCAGGCAAGTTCCCGAGCGGATTCCTCGGGGTCGATAACCGTTATGCCGGTGCGGTAAAAAATGCGGGGTACAAGGTGTACCTCATGGAAGGGCTTTACGTCTATCATTCCTATAAGCGGGAGTGGCTGCGCCGATAACTCCCGATCTTTTCTTTCTTTACAATTCAAAAAAACCCTGTAAATAACAGTTAAACAACTAGACAGGAGGGGAGCCGTGACGCCCCAGGAGTGGAAGGAGTTTCACCCCTACTTCACCGCGAAAGAGTGTGGGGAGGGCATGTCGCAGCAGTTCATGCGAAAGGTTCTGCTTTTCCGTCTCGATATCAACGCCTCGATGATCGTCCACGAAGGATTCTCGAAAGACGGCCATGCCCCGGACAGTTATCACTATCGGGGGGAGGCCCTCGACTTCCATGTTCCGGGCGTATCCATGCGGGAAACATTGAGGCTTCTCGACAAACACGGGTTCGGGGGTGCTGGCGTTTACTACTGGTGGAACAACCCGGGGTTCCACATCGACACGAGGCCGCTGGACCGCTATCAGCGCTGGTACTCGCCGCGGGCCGGAGAATACATCTACCTGATTTCGCCGACATAGGAGGGCGAGGACGGGCATGATCGGGATAGGTGAGGGCATTGCGATACTCAGCGTTTGCGCCCCTGTGACCGTGGCGATCATCAAGCTCTGCCCGTCGCGGAGCAACGGCAGGCAATCATTCTGCGGTGAGCACCATCACCTCTCGAAGAGCATGAGCGAGGCCAGAGAGGATATGAAAAAGGTGCACGAAAAAATCAACCAGGTAGCCCAGGACGTGGCGATGATCCGGGGCTACCTCGAAAAATGAGGAGGAGCTGAATATGGAACTGCTTATCAACGAGGTGGTTATACCGGTGCTCGCCATCGTGCTCACTGCCGTGGCCACGGCGGTGGCGGCGAAAATCCGCCAGAAGGCCGGGCTCGAGATCGAGGATAAAACGATCGAGCAGGCCGTGCACTGGGCAGAGGAGCAGGCGCGCAAGCTCGCGGCCGCGCACGGGGACAAGATCCCGAGCCACGAGAAGCTCGACCTTGCCGTGCGGTACGTCTGGGACGCGATCCCGGCGACAAAAAAATACAGCTACCAGGAGAGGCTCAGGGCAAAAATCGAGGCCGCGGTCAACCGGGCGCTGCACGCCGATGGCTAAATACACCGACCTGGCCGCACTGCTGCTGGGCATCTTCGAGCGGGTATTTATCCTGATCGAGAGGCGGCGGCGCGGGCAGGTCTACAAAACAAAACAGGAGAAGGCCGATGCTGCGAAAAATAACCCTGCTGACGCTTTCAATTCTCATTTTGGCGGCGGGCTGCGCGACCACGCAGAGCCCGATGCCGCCGAGACCGGCAAAGCCGGTGATAACGGCGGTGGAGCATGAGGGCATGGTGTGCTTTGATCGCGGCGACGCCTATCTCCTGTTTCTCTACATCGTCGAGTTGGAGGAAGGATATGATCAATAGGCTCATGCTGATAATCGTCGTCGCGCTGCTGCCCGCCACCGTGCTGGCGGCAACCCTGAAGGTGTCCTGGGATGCGAACACAGAGGAGGACCTCGCGGGCTACCGGGTATATTACGCGATCGGTGGAGACCCCGAATGGCAGGCCGAGAGGGGCAGGTTCGTTTTTTCCGGGAGTTCATTCCCTCACGTGCTGGATGTCGGCAACGTGACGGTCTGCGATATCGAGGATGTGCCTGTCGGACCGTATGTCGTGGCGGTCACGGCCTATGACGCATCGGAGAACGAGAGCGGCTATTCAGAGCCCGCCTCCGGATACGTCCCGGGCGAGAAAGGCACGGTCACGGTTGTCGTGGACTCTCCGCCCGATCCGCCCAAAGGCTTGGTCGCCCGGATCATCGAGTCGGTGATCTCGTGGATCAAGGGTCTGTTCGGCCTGAGCACAAGGACTGTTTAGGGGGCGCCGGTGCCGAACGACTTCTCCGGCGACAGCCGATTCATAAGCCTCTGGCGGTTCGAGGATGATGGAGAGGGGGGCGTCTCCGGTGCTGACAGCATTGGAAGTAATGACCTGACCGTTGTAGGCGTTGACCTGACAACGACACGCAAGGAGGGGTCGGGGGCAGCACGATATGTATCAAGCGGTTCTGACTATCTCTATCGCTCAGACGCCAACCTGTCCAGCGACACTCCGTTCAAGAGCGGAACCTCGAACAAGGATGCGTTCATCTGCTTCTGGTATCGTCCAGTGTATGTATCAGCGCGTTATTATATCTGGTCGAAGTACCGTGCAGCCACAGGGGGCCGGTCGTTTCTGATCCGCCAGGAGTCGAACGGCAGGATAGAGGTGCTGCTCGGGTATGACGGCGGGAACAGTGCCGTCTACTGTACCCACGGCACGGCCCTGCCTGCGGCCAATGAATGGTATCACGTGCAGGTGTGGTACTCTGATACCGCAGGCAGCGACGGAAAAGGCTGGTGCAAGATAAAAATATACCGGGACAGCACCAGTGCATATCTGGGCGACACGTTCGAGGGCGACACCGGCCAGAACATCTACCTCAACAATCAGGAGCTTTGCATCGGGGCGCAGAGCGGATCTCACGGCGACGGGTTTGTGGGCATTCTGGATGATATACGCGTGAGCGGTTCTTCCAGTGTTTCCGAGTCCGACGCGGACAAGATCAGGGCCGGGACATTATGATGAAGAGAATACCTCTTCTGTGTGCCTTTCTCTTCTGGGCTCTCACCGCCCATGCCGTCACCCTGGACTCGAATTTCGACGGCGGTAACGGGATAGCGGACGGCACCCTGGAAGATCCCGCAGGCACAATCAACATCTACACCAACAGGGACGACAGCACCGACTCCAACTACACCGACTGGTTCTTTTTCAAGCTCACTGATGTGCAGGGGTCGGCCTGGACAATCAAGGTCGATTTCTACCACTGGACCACGTCCTACTGGGGGGCCGATCACGGGAATATCCGGCCCGTGTGGTCATATGACGGCGAGACGTGGAACCGGCTGTCGTCCATAACCTCGTACTCAAACGGTCTGCTCACTTTCGCTCTACCCGAAATGGAGCAGAATACAGTATACGTGGCGATGGACGTGCCATACACGTACTCTGACCTCCAGAGCGATGTCGCGGCCTGGGAATCGAGCCCTTACTGCACAGCAGCGGCACTCTCCTACAGCGGCATCTCGACGTCGCAGGGGGGGCGGAATATGTACCATCTCAGGATCGAAGAGCCCGGCTACTACGATAACCGGCTCAACCTGGTGATCACGGCCAGGGCGCACCCGGGCGAACCCCAGGCGTCGCATCACATGAAGGGCATGGTGGACTGGATCCTCTCCAGTGATCCCACGGCCGTTGACTTCCGGCGCCGGGTGACGCTTGACGTATTCCCCATGCTGAATCCGGACGGGGTCTATCATGGCCGGCTGAGGAACTACAACGATACCTTCGACGCAAACCGGCAATTCGATCCGATAGACGGGCCGGACATCAATGACGAGCCCCAGGAAACCTTCCTTGTTCACTCGAAAATCCATGAGCTGAGAACAGAGACGGACTACGCGATAGACCTGCACAGCTCAAACTGGTCATATCCCGCGATCACCGAGGATCAGACCACGATCGGGGTGGACGCATGGAGCTCGGCGGACAAGAGCGCGATCCTTTCGGCGCTGGCCGCCCTCGATACAGGGGATTACTGGCTCAACAGCATCGTGAATTACGATACTGAGTACTTCACCACCTGGCGGCACGGCCAGCCGTATCAGTATCATTACAAGACGCTCATCAGCGAGGGAGGAATCTATACGGACAGCGGCGGAGCGTATCCGACCGCTGAAACACGACAGGCGGGCGGCGCTCATTTTCTGCAGGCATTCATTGAGGCCTTGGATGGTGGCGTTGCCCCGGCACCCGGTCCGCAGGCGTCTTTCGGCGGATCTATGTCGGGCGGAGGGGAGGTTCGTTAAATGGGATGGCCAAAGGGCAGGCCTCGCAAGCAGCAGAACGTGGTTCCCCTGAGGAAGCAGGTCCGCCTGCACTTCATGTGTGACGCCGAGATCCACCAGCAAATCATCCGGGAAGCGGAGGCGGAAGGAAGGAGCGTGCCGCAGCACCTGGCATGGCTGATGCGGTGCCTCTATGATCCCCCCGCGATGACCTCCTGTTCCAGGGTGCACGACATGGCGTATGCGAGGGCTAAAAAATGATGCGGCGACGGTTTTCTCTTATCCCTCTCGTGCTCCTGATCGCGGCGTCGTCGCTTCTCATTGCCGCAACATTGCAGACCCTCACCATCACGCCCGGCAGCAGGATGCTCGTCTCGGGAACGCAATATCAGTTCCGGGCGTGGGGCGCATACAGCGACGGGACCACCAGGGAGATCCCCGCGGAGGAAATCGAGTGGTCGGTGAGCAACGGCGAGCTGGCGTCCATAGATACGCCGGGGATGCTCGACCTGACCGGACTGGGCGACCTCTGGGTGTATGCTCACTCTGCGGGCGTGCATACATCGTCGGGCATACGGGCGCTGTCAGGAGGAGACGCGTTCCCCGAGGCGAACCGCCCCATCACGATAGTGGTTACCTGGAAGCCGAACCAGGAGGAAGACCTGGCCTGGTATAACGTCTACTTCGGTTATGACCCGGACAGGTACCACTATATGACGAGCACGGCTGAGACGACCGCGACCATCACGGGTGTGGCAAAAGGGACACGGTTCTTCATCGGCGTAAGCGCTGTTGATCATGCCGGTAACGAATCCTCCCTGTCAGGGGTCAAGGTGGGCGTGCCGGACGGGGAATACGCACGCAACAGCGGCTCCTGCGGGGGCGGCGAGATGAGGTGAGAGGCCATGGCGGACGACGAATTCCAAAGTACACAATTCGATAAGTTCGAGAGCACCGAGGACGATCAGTGGTCTCCGGTTTCCGGCGTGCCGCCGAGCGGAGGATTTGCCCAGGTAGGCCCCTTGCGCATCTCGGCAGAGATCAGCGGGGGCGTCGTCTCCGGCTACAGGCTCGGCAACGTCAATCAGCGGCAGTCCCTCGGGATAACCTTCTCGTGGACAGACCTCGAAGGCAACGAGGTCCTGGTGA